TGATCTGCAACAGATGCGGCAACTGGAGTGCTATAAGAACATTCCCGACGAGGCCACGCTGCGGGCGTTCTTCTTCTCGCGCCCGATCGGTGACGCACCGTATGCGACCACCGTAGCGCAGAACATGAGCAGCGAAGGCAGCGCGGTGACGCACTCCGAAGCGCCTAGCTCGCAGACTTCCGAAGATCCTTTGCTGAAGCCGCTAATGCTCATCGAGCGGTGGGACTGTGAGAACGTGCAGACGATCCTCTACTACGAGGGCAAGAAACTAACCATCCGCAATGAGGCGCACGACGATACTTGTATCCACGTCACGGCTAACTGGTGGAACATCGACAATTGCGGTCTGGGCATCGGCATAGGCCGCAGTACCGGCGCGGACCAACGCATCAACCAGGGCGTTTTGAACGAGTGTTTAAAAATGATCGCCTACCCCATGAATGCGCCGCTCATGGTAGCGTCCGGCCTCAATTCCCCGACCCAAAACGTGATTCACCGACTGGGCGGATTCTGGCAGATCGAGGGGATGCCGCCAGGTGCAGATCTAAAACGCCAGGTTGGATTTTTAGAAATGCCCAACGTGCCCGCCGATGCGTGGCACATGCTGGAGATGTCCTCGCAGAGCGCCGACGACATCAGCGGCGCGAACTCCGCCTTTATGCAGGGCAACCTACCCGGACCCGGCAGCTCCGCCGCACGCACAGCGACCGGCGCGAGCCGCATCGCGAACAAGGCCGATGAAACAGTGTCAACGCCGGTCGAGGCGGTCTCCGAGGGCGTTATCGTGCGCGTCGTTTACTGGCTGATCGACATGGTGAAAGAGAATATGCCGCTGTGGGAGATTCGCGAGATCCTCACCGAGAAATACTCCAAAGCCATGATCGACAGCCTGTTTGTCAATCAACTTTTAAATTCAGAATTTGAGGTTTTAGTTTTAGCTGGCGAAAAGCTGGCCAAGCGCCAGGGGATTCAACAAGTGATTCCCTTCTTCATGCAGATGGTGCAGCAGCCGCAGCTCTTGCAGTTTCTCCACGCACGCGGCGACACCATCGACTTTGCCACGATCGTGGATCTACTCATGCAGGTTTCCGAGCTGCAACAACAGCCGGACATCATCCGGCCTCTCACCCCGCAGGAAAAGCAAAACGTGCAGCAGGCCACGGCTGCGCCCATGCAGGCGCAGAATCAGGGCAAGCTACAGGTTGAGCAGGCACGCGGACAGAACCGCATCGCGGAGATACACGCGCAGTCACAAGACAACCTCGCCAACACCATCACCGAAAAAGCGATGGAGCGCACCGAGGAAGGCGTCCCGCTCAATCGCGCTATGGCGCTGGCCGAGCGCAAAGGGGATGAGCAAGTGCTGGAAGGGGGGATGAATCCGCAATGAGCATCGCGATTCTCGAACCTTGCCCGAAAGCTAGAAAAGTAAAATCTATAATTGCTAGACGTGAAGTTTTTAAATTCCGCTGCAAAGTCCTGTGTCCGTTCTGTAAAGGCAAAGCTACAGTTATCACCTGTCCCGACTGCGACGGCTGCGGGCTTCGGCCTGGTGGCATCCCCTGCGATCGCTGCGGCACTAGGGGCAAAGTACCGGGCCAGCTATCCAACGACGACGACTGAGAGGCGGCATCATGGCAGGCAACCCAAAATTTTATAAATTCATGTTTCTGTACACCTTCCTTGTCATGGTGCTGGCTTTCCTGGTGCTCTGGTGGCTGTTCCATCACCACAAGCCTGCCGATGTGGTCGCGGACTTTGGTGGACGCACAAGCACGGTCAGCGTGCCGCCGAACTTCTTCGGCAGCGGCGGTGTAGGCTCGACGGTTTCGAGTCAAAGCGGAATCGACAATCTGACCAAAGTAAACCTGCGCGGTAATCGTATCTGGATCAACGTTCAAACCATCTTTGCCAACGGCGACACGCCGAACTACAGCGCCTGGGATGGGCAGTTGTCACGCGGCACGCAGAACGGGTTAAGCCCCATGATTACGATTTACGGCACGCCGCCGAGCCTGGGGCCGCAGCCATGCTCGATGCCGAGCAATCTAACCAAGTGGGCGCAGCTGGCGGCGCAGGCGGTCAAGCACACGGACCAGCTCCACCCCGGATTGAATTACGAACTGTGGAATGAGCCAGATGTTGCCAACGGCAGTTTCTGCCCGCCGTCCGATCCTCTGGGGAACTATCTAAAACTCTATGGGGCCTTGGGACCGGAATTTAGAAAGGCCGCACCCACGGCCAAGCTAGGCGGTCCCACGCTGGCCAGCTCCGCCAACATCGCCAGCTGGATACCGCCCTTGTTGAGCGGGGCCACCGCGCCCTATGTCGATTTCGTTTCGTGGCACGTCTACATCACCGGCACCTGGTTGCTTCCGGGGATGACTTGGGACCAGGCTTACCAGACGACGCAAAACCCGACTGGCGGAATCGCCTACTACTATCGCCAGCTTGAGCAAACCGTTCGCAAAGGCTCGCAGCCCAACGCGGCCACCACGCCGATCATCGTCAGTGAGTACAACACCAACTATGCGTACCAGCCGAACAACGTACAGAACGACACGGTATATGGGCCTTTGTGGAACACGGTAGCGATTGCTGATTTTCTCGATGTGGTAGCGCAAGGCTCGCTGCCGCCTGGTCGAATCGTCTACTTCATGTCCGCAGACAGCCGGGGGTATTTCTGCCTTGAGGGGATTCAGGGCGGCGATCCGCTGATGTGCAACCCCCCGAAGGATGGGCAGCCCTACAACGCCGCCTATGTGCCCTATCCGTCGCTGATGGCCTTTCAGCTGTTCTGCGCGAGCGATTATCTCAACCTCGAAGAGACAGGCTTCAACGTAGTGGTTCCACCGACAGCGCCGAGCGGCTTGCTTACCATCACGTTCTACAACCCAACAGCAGATACTCTGGTGCTCATCAATCCCACGGCCACGGCGGTTAGCGGGCTGCGGGTGAAGTTCTCGCACCTGGGCATCAAGCCGACGCACAGCCAGCTATTCACCCTGGGCAATAACTCACTAACTAAGCAGGATCTAAGGGCCGCGCCCGCTGATGAAGCGATGGTGAAGGCCGATGTTCCCGCGTACTCGACCGTAGCTATCCAGCTCGCGCAGTAGGGAGGGAAAACATGGGACTGATCTTGATAATCATTGTGCTGGTGGTGCTCTTTGGCGGCGGCGGTGGCTACTACGGCTATCAGAGATGGGGAACGGGCGGCGGCATCGGAATCCTGGGGTTAGTGCTGATCGTCGTTTTACTTCTCTACTTTTTTGGCGGATTCAACTTACATCTGCATCGCTGAGGCTGAGAGGTGTAGACTCGCGAGCACTGATTCGTTTTGGAATCAGAAAATGGGGCCGGACACCCTATTGCTACCCTTTCAACCAAGGTAGGGTGTCCGGGATTTTAAAAAAATGCCTGAACATTTCACTAAGGGAACCGTCGCCGCTTCATTCTGGTGCAAGAAATGCGCCAAGCCGACAATGCACCGCGTAGACACAGGGCGGCGCGGGCCTTGCCTGGTGTGCCTCGCGAATTTAGAAAACGCTGTGGGGGCAGCGCCTAAGCCGCCAGCTCCCCCGGAGGCCCCGACTTTGTTCGGGGAGTTACATCGCAAGTTCCCCCGTGGCCGCTGGCGGCGGCTCTAAAAATCTAAAAACTTTGAGCCTGCATGATTCGCTTGCCTAGCTCGATTATCTTCATGCTCAGATTGCTTGGCCCCTTGTCTGAGGCCACGGCACCGGCAGCGATCCCCAACGCGAGCAGCATTGTGGTGTAGTCGTCTTCGTTCAGCTCGATCACTCTCATTTCGGCTGGCTCGTCTTCTGCGGTGTTATAGTGCGGGTTCCCTAAGTCTCCCATTTGTGGCGTTTCCCCTCAACGTGCTGTTTGTGGCGCATGGTAGTTTTCACCATCAGCAGGGCCTCAGCATGACCGATCAGCGCCAGATCCCGCGTAGTGTAGCGGTATAATTCGCGGTCAAATGGCCCGCCAAAGATCATGGTTTCCCAGAGGATCGGCGGGCCGGTCATCGCGAAGTTGTGATCTAAACCTAAAAACACGGTCGAGATTTTAACTTCCCCAACCTGGTCAAACGCTAGCCTGCGCTGGTCCCCCGTCTCATACCACGCCGCCCATGCCATCAGATCGGTGCAAACCACCGGGTTGCCGTTCGCATCGAGAATGTATTTCTTGAGCATGTAATTGCAGGGTAATTAAAGGCGCTTGCGCGAGGCAACGTCTCATGTTACCTTCGGCTACAGGAGACGTTAAAAAGCTATGGTTTTAGAAACACAGAAAGATAAGATTACAGCCGAGCGGCTGTACATGGCGACCACCAAAGAAGAAATCAGCCCTGGGTACACGGCGCTGGAAAATTGGGGACTGCGCGGCTGGCTGGCGCGGCGCTTGATGGAAGTCGAGCGGCAGACGCTACGCACGCAGCAGGCGATCGACCTGGGCGGCGAAAAGCTGGAAGAGTGGAAGCATAAGCGCCTACACTTCGCGATCGATCAGCTGCAAGCGATGTTCCGCGACAAGGGCCAGTCTATGACCGCCTTTGCCGAGTACCGCGAATTTCACTATGGGTTTCGCGTGCGACTCCACGGCCATAAGAAACTTGTTCGCTACCGGCATCGGGTGCGGGGCGTCGAGTGGCGCTCGTTCCCTGACAACGTTCCCGTGGTTCTGGCGTACACTGACGCGGTACTGAGGGAAGCGCTTGGCAGACCAACTGGAACGGTATCTAACGGGACTACCGCTGAGTGACGAGCACGCGGCTCTCATGGAGGGCCGCGACCCCGCGATGGAAGCCGACCCGGAAACGGTTACGCTGGGCGAAACGAAAGCGAACGGCGAACCGCTCACCGATGAAGACCGCACCTGGCTGCGGCGGCTCATCCACGAGCCTGGATTCGGCATATTTTTGAGGTTATTAAATTCGGCTATCGCGAATCGTGAAAAAGGTGTTACATTGCTGTCCTCGCAAGATCCGCTGAGCAACAAAGAAAAGATCGTCAACGAATGGGCTTATGTTTCATGCTTCAAAACCGTGATGCGAGATATACAGCTCATGGTGCAAGAACAAATTAAAAAAATAGAAGTTTAGTTTTAAAAATTGCCAGATCTTAACAAATGCGTTGTATGCCAAATTTGTTCGAAAAGGTTCCCCCGAAGGTATGGCACGCACTTGGCTGAATGATGGCAAGCCCGATCAATCGGGCCGACTCTGCCTCGAAATCGATCCTGAAGATGGAACGCACCCTTTACGTGTCTGGGGCCGAACACGGGAAGAAATTCTCGACAAAGCGGCCAAGACTGTAGAGCACGGCCAGCGCACCATCTCTGAGCTACGCGGACAATTAACCACTACCCGGCCTGGTGGATCTTCCGAGCCTAACGGCAGCGGAACCGCCCGACCAGCGACAGGGGCCGCGTCTACCCCTCCGAAGCCAGCGCCGCTATCGGCGGGTGAGCAGATGGCACTCACCGCCGATCTATCCAACCCGGCCAAGGCCCCTGCCGCACTTACCAGACTTATAGAAAGTCATACAGGCTTCGACTTCAGCTCGTTTGCCAATCAGGAAACGGTGAAGCGTATTGCCGCCATACAAACGGCCTGGTCGATCAACCGGCCAGATTTCCCGAAGCATCCGACCAACTACAAGTTAATGAACGATGCCGCAGTCATTAGGGCGGGGGGATATGAAAATATCACTTCCGAAATTCTCGACGCGGTGTTTAACGAGCTGTCCGACCAGGGCCTGTTCGTGCCCGAAGAGGACACAGACGCCACATCACCCGACGCGCACCCGGCGGAAACTCCGGTCACTGTACGGCGGCCTAGAGGCGCTGCGAGCTACCGCAGGGCGAACCACGCAAGCCCTGCGCCCGCTCCAGCATCACAAACGCCGAAGTACACCCGAGCGCAGATCGACGCGATGAGCAGTGCCGAGTACCGTAGAAAACTTGAAACGGAACCTGGCTTTGCTGTGGCTGTCGCTGCGCTCACTGTTGCGCCTGCAAACTAAAAACTCCCGGTTTTTTAGTTTGCAGTGCGTGACCGGAGCACTGCCATGCCGACAGAGAGGCTTACCCGCTGGCTGGTCGATTGGGTTGTTTTCCCAATCCTCCAACTGATCGTTGCGCTAGGTTCTGCGATCGTTGTTACCTCGCGCTATGCGCTGTCCTGTGCTGCACACCCCGGAGCTGCATTCTGCGATGGCTTCTCGCCAGCCTCGATGCAATCCGGCAATATGCCGCAGGCAGCCTTTTCAACGTTTTATAATAAAAACTTTTTAGAAAACCTAAAAGCGAAACTGGTGATGATGCGGATGACGACCAGGCTGCCAATGCCTGCCAAGTCTGGTCAAATTTACCGCAATTTCATGTGGCCAGTGTTCCCCGCGAATACTCAGGAACAGGCCGAGGGCACGGTGGGAACCGGCATCACCACCACCGCCAATTTCCAAGACTATGTTCTTGGCCAGTGGGCGGATTACCTCAACATCAGCGACAAGGCCCTGGTTACCTCGATCAGCGATGACATGATCGCGCTGCGCCGTGAAATGGCGTATCGCCTTGGCCTGTCCGTCGATGATTTGATAATGGCAATCTTCGATTATTTAAGGATTTTAGATCCGAAGACTGCCAACCTGGACGCTACGGTAGGATCGCCCAACTTCACAAAGGCGATGATCGAGCAGGCACCTTTCAGCCTGCGCGGTCAGAACGTGGCCGAACTGGACACCGGCTACTTTGGCGGCAAGATTCACCCCTTCTTCATTGCTGATATGGTCGCGCTCGACACGTCCAATAACAGCATCGTGGACATCTGGAAGCACACCGCAGAAGGACAGATGAAGTTGTCTGAGCTGCCCGACCCAGAGGACGGCGACAGCATCCGCATTATTGAGCTGTTCGGTGTTCATTGGATGGCGAGCACTAATTGCACTCAGACCCCCAACTGGAAAGCTACCGGCAACACGGCTATTCGCACCTACTGCGCCGGACGTGACGCCGCCATCACCATCAAGCTCAACCGTGAGAACCGCACGGATGTTGACGATGGGAATTACAAAAACATGAAACTGTGGATGGGCGAATACCAGATGGGCAACCAGGCCGACCCTCCGGGTGTTATCGGTGGGGGCGTTTCCTATAACGCGATTCTCGCTTTCGGCCCGCCGCCAGATACGACGAGCCGCGCCCGTTGTTGGGATGCAGTACCCCAGACAACCTAAGTCTTAACCTGCCGCCCGCGTAGGTGTGCCAATGGGTTGCCGTCCCTCCGACACACCTAACGCGAATGCGGCGCTGGAGAGCGCGGGTTTTATACGGGTGTACAGCAATTTGGGGATTGATTCTCACCTATAAGCCCGCGCACCCCTCAATTTGAGTTTCACTCCGAAAGGTTGGATGCCTCATGCCCAAACCATCGAAAGAAGCGCTGCCCGCGATCCCGCAAGAGTTTCAGCACATGAGCCTGGAAGAGATGCAGCGGCTCATTGCCGCGACAGATCTGCAAGCTAAGATTTTAGATTTAGACCGGGTTAAAGATGACAATGCGCGGCGGCTGGCTCGCAAAGAAGCGGTAGAGGCCCACAATCGCCAGATCCAGGCCGATGTAGCCGCCGAGCGGCGCAACATGGAAATGGCGCAGTCGATCTGCCGCCACCGCCAGGGCGGAAGGCCGCAGAACGTGTACGCGGGCGATGGCAAGCCGTGCATAGTACGCACGCAGATGCTCGACGGTTACACCTGGTTGCTGCAATGCCTGCGCTGCCGAATGAAAATCTTCACCCCGCATCCCTCGCTGAGAAAGTCACACCCCGAGGAATATACAAAACTAAAACTTATATATGACAAGTTTTTAGAAATGTCCCAGGAATCTGGGCTTGATGAGATTCGGGGGCCATCGTTCACGTTTGAACGCGATGGAGTGCCGTTCATTCCCGATCGAGTCTGAAGGGGGCGCGATGCCTACTAAGAAAAAAGCCGCCGTCAAAGCGGCCAAACCAGCGAAGAAACGGAGCCGAGCGATGGCAAACAACTACGAAGAAGAACAGACGCAGCCGCCACAAAAACCCGCCAAAGCCACACCCAAAGCCATACCACCCACACAGCAGGCCGCCGAAACAGATCCGCCGACTGTTGAGGAATTGCAGACCGAGATAGACACGATCTGGGCAACCCTCGATCAGCACGGCATCAGGCCAACCGAGCCGCCAGCTCCGCCACCCGCAGGCACGCAATCGGAGCCGGGAGAGTGGGGCATCTTGGCGCTGCCGATGGACGGGGAGACGGACACCACCGTTGCACTCGAAAACGCGCCAGAAACGAGCGTAGGCGTGGGGACGGTCCTCCAGATCGACTCTGAGTACATGACGGTTACCAACAGCAGCGATCCCAACAATCTTGCTGTAGAGCGCGGGACGCCTGCCAGCACCATTGAGCCGCACCCCGCAAATGCGAGTGTGGGCATTGGGATAACGTTCGCAACCGACCAGGCGGCGGTCGTAGCATCCACAGTTTCTAAAAAATAAAAATGGGAAACTCTACCATTTCGCTTCAGGCTGTCATCGATCACATAACCGCGCAGGGTGTGCCGTCTCCGCTTAATCACCCTGCCGGTTATGGCTCGCAGCTCGCGCTCGACATCGGCAACGATGTGATGAGCGATCTAATCTCCGAGCGCTTCAATTGGAAGTGGAATCGCCAGCTGGCCGATGCGTTTTGGACGAACTCCTGGCAGCAGGACTACCCCTCGCCGGGGCTTAACAACAATATCGGCTGGCTGGAAAATGCCGATCGAATCGACATCAACAATACGTCGAATCCCAAGCCGCTACAGCAGATCACCGCACGCAAAGACATCCCAACGACCAGCTACTGTCAGGGGCCGATCACAGACGTTTGCTGGATGTTTAACGGACACATGAAGCTAGGCGCGTGGCCAGGGGCGAATGTGACTTACTACCCGCTGGTGACGGGCAGCAACCCCGTGCAGTTCAACCCGCTGATGGGGATTCTCTTCGAGGGGCAAATTCTAAGCGTGTGGACGTTCGGCACAACCGGCGCAACGCCGCCGTCGCTAGGGCCAGCGCCAGCAGAAGGGCAGATCATACCTGATGGCACGATGAGCTGGATTATTTGCTCGCCTAACTCCAAGGGCTTTCGCGTGTACCCGCTGCCAGGGGGGACCGGGCCAGTGTGGGAGATTATCCCGCGCTATCAGATGCTGCCGCCGACCTTCACCACGTTTGACCAGATGATTGATCCCATCCCCGACGACCAGGCGCGGAACTTCCGCAAGGGCTATCGGGCTTATGCGCTCGATGCTTCGCCAGATCCCAAGGACCGGCAGCGCTTCCAGCCGGATTATCAGGAATGGATTTCCAGCCTTTTAGAAATTAAAAAATCTGGAGATAAAGAGCTGAATATGTACGGCCTGGTCCCGGCGAGCTATCCCGTCGATGCGGTTTACCCAGGCATGAGGAACCCAAGAGACCCATCAACGCCGTACTAGGTAGCCGTCATGGTCACGCTGACTGTACAAAATTCGGCAAACTTCGTCCGGCCATATTTAAAAAACCAGCCGATCTATGTCAACGGCCAGGAGCCGGGAATTTTCGCGGGCAACCTGGTGCTGCAAACCATCCTCGCGCCGCCGTTCCGCTGGCCCTTCAATCGCCGTAGCTTCCAGTTCCCTACTCAGACCGGCCTCACCGATTACCCCGTTCCGATTCCCGATTTTGGATTCATCGAGACGCAATGGATCAGCGATTCAACCGGGAAAAACTTCGCGCTCAACGGGGCTATATCTCTGGGCAAAGACTCGACGCAAAGCCGCCCGACACTGATAGCGCCGCAGTACAACGACAACCAGGGAACGATAACCTTTCGCGTGAAGAACACGCCCGATGCGGTGTACACGGTCGCGGGCGACTATCAACGCAGCCCTGGTCTCATCAGCTCCCCGGCTTCGATGTGGGATGTGGTCCCCGATTATTTCGCCCATGTTTACAATCTTGGGTTTTTAGCTTTTTTAAGTTTACTGGTGAATGACTCGCGCTTCCCTGTTTTCGAGCGCTGGTTTTTGGCTCGCATTCTCTCCTTGCAAGACGGTCTCGATGACCAGGCGCGAGATCTGTTCCTGTCCAACTGGATGAACATGACGCGAACGGTTATGCGCTCGCAGGCCGCGACCCAACAGGGCACAGCGGGAAGGGGCACCTAAATGTCTGGGCCTCTGGAAACTGCGGGCGTAGCCCATGAGCCGACGCAGTACGCGCCGCTGTCGATGGATCGCTACATCACCGGGCTGTGGACGCAGCGCAGCCCGCTACGTGACGCCGCCGTGCCGTACCTGTATGGCAAGTTCTATGGGGCCTCGCGCTTTGATTCGCTGATCGACGGGCTGAATCGCGAGATTACCGCCAAGCTCACATTTCAGAGACGGGCGGGGCTGATCGTCTATAACCCGAATTACTACCCTCCTATTTTTAGTTTTTATAGTTTTAAATATATTCAAAGCAACGTGCAGCAAGTCGTCATTCTGGGCGATTCCCTAAGTCAAGTCTGGGACGTGACAGCGGGGCACCCTGCCGGTACATCGCTTTTCGGCAAGCCGCCCAACGCGGGCCGCACGCGCTTTCTGGGTGTTGGTACGCAGCTGATAATGACCAACGACCTACAGCAAATGAAATGGACGCAAGCCGCGAAGACATGGCAGCCGAACACGCAGTACAACGGCGGCGATTTCATAGTTGACCCCAGCGGCAACATTCAAGAGGTCATCAGCAACGCGGCGGCCAGCCTACAAGTGCAAAGCGTGCAGGTGCTTTCTACCGGGGGCTTGTCACCGCACTATGTCTTGCTAGTCATCTGGACTACCCCCTCGCCGCAATGGACCCCAGGCGGTAATGTGCAGTTCGGGGGCATGACGAGCTTCACACAGTTGAACGGGCAGCGGTTGCCCTATGACCCCAACCTACCGGCGCAATTCGGGCTAACTCCGCTCACGAACGGCACGTATTTCCTCTACTACGGTCCCGCAACCGGAGTGATAACCGACTCAGGATTTGGCGGCGGCAGGGCGAGCAACGGAGGACTCAGCGGCTCAACCGCTCCAGCATGGCAAAACACCGGCAGAAGCACAACAGACGGGACGGTGACATGGATGTGTCAGGGGCCAGCGGTGCAAAATTTGTCGTTGGCAGGCCCAACCTCCGCGCCGATCCTCAACACGCCGTCGAATCTTACCTACTGGCAACCCTTGAGCAGTCCGTCAGTGTGGTATCCCGTTTTCGATGCCAACGAAAACATAGAAGTCGTAAGCGGGGTTAACAACCTTGGGCGCACCGGCTCGACGCAGCCAACATGGTCAGGGAAGTTTCAGGGCGTCACGCAGGACGGGAACACGATCCTCTGGACGAACTGCGGGAATCTGGGAACATGGTCGCCCTACACCTACACGTTTCTAGATACCGCGATCCTCGACAGCAACGGCAATTTGCAGATATGCACGACCGGCGCACCCGTGGGCGCACCGTCGAGCGTGCCCAGCACCAGCGGCGCGACGGAGCCAGTCTGGAGCACTACAGTAGGCGGGGTTGTATTCGACGCGGATCTGACCTGGACGTGTGCAGGCCCTGGCTCAGTGCTTTGCACGGGCGGGTTTCAATACGCCTACTCGTTTCATTGTGTGGACGGCAGCATAACTACCGCGTCACCGGCAGCGGTTATCCCTAACGGCATCCTGGGGCCAGCTGGCGGCTTCTCTGTGAACGTCATAGGGAACAGTCCGGCAGATCCGCAATGCGATCAAATTTGGATCTGGCGCACCGACCAGGGCGGCGCGGTGATGGTGTTTCGTGCCTCGATCCCCAACCCGATCCCCGGCAGTGCAACCAGCTGGACATTCGTAGACACCGACCCGACCAGCGCCGCGCTCAATCCTTTGATTTCAGCTCCCCTGAATGCCATAGGCGCGAACAACCCGCCGCCCGTGGGCGCTACCGCGCCGGAATATCACTTGCAGCGTGTCTGGATGATTAGCAACGGCTCGCAAGTGATCTGGAGCGGCGGGCCGGACACGGTTGTAGGCAACGGGCTAACGGCTTTCCCCGGCAATAACGTGTTGCAGTTCTCCGAGAAATTAACCCGCCTGGTCTCATCGGTGACCAACGATGCGGCGCTGTTGGTCTTCGGCACCGCGAACGTGTACGCCATCCTGGGCAACGGCACGGCTGCGGAGCCGTTCTACCCGGTTGTCTACATGAAAAATTTAGGGGTTTTAAATTATGACGCTATAGAAGTTGTGGGTTCTACTTTTTATCTTTTTACAAATAATCAAAAGGGGGCAGAGCTGGACCCCGGAGCTGGCTACGTCGAATATGGCTTCCCGATCGGGGACCAGTTTACGCAGATGAGCACCGGAGGTTTTGAGGATACGCTTTTCGATCCAGCGACAACCTATGTCACTTGGCACGAGAAGAAATCGGGAGATACCGCGCTCTATGTTGCGGATGGTGCGGTGGGCTGGTTTAGATACTCGCCGGTTGCGCCGCCTGAAACGGGTTTTCTCTGGTCGCCGTTCGCGGCGATCGTAGGCGGCACCAGCGCCGTGCAGAGCGTGGAAGTAGCCACCGGGCAATGGGAATTGTTAGTAGGCCCCAACGATTCGGGCACGCGAAACATACAGGAAATTCAAATCCTGATTGGCTTTGCCAGTGACCCCTCAGACAATCCTCTGGCGACGATCACGCTTACTCTCGATGCGCCGCTGGTGGACCCGTTAATCACGGTCACGCTCAACGGGCTTACCACCGTGCCCGCGCTCAACGGGCAGTCGTTCATTCTTGTTGGCTATTCCGGCAATCGCATCCTGCTAAACCAGGTCAAGAGCTTGCTACCCGAGATAACGCCCGCCGTCCCCGAGACCGGCACAGTCTCATACGCCGAGGGGACCGGGCAAATCCTGATGCGGGATACTTCGGTGTTCACGGACAACGGCAAGACCTATGGGGAGGGGAATTGCTACGGAGTTTTAGGCAACGTGGTGTTGTGTCAGACCGGCGAAGTCGCGGAGGTCGCGCACATCGAGCTGGACTCGATTCTGACCGGCGATCGGCCCCAGGTGGGGATGCTCTACGACGAGATAGCGGAATCCGCCACGATTTCATTTGACATGCTGGACTACACCAGCGTGGACCCGCCGACCCTCTCCGCATCGGAGACGCTTTACTCCGATCGCTACGTTACCAGCCAGGACGGAGAATGCCCGAAATGCACGCACTGCCAGATCCTGATTAGCTGGCCGGACCAGGCGGAAGGCGACGAGCTGTTGTCGCACGCCATCTACGGCGCGAAGTACGGAGAACGGAAGGAGCAACCCGGATAATGCCAACCCCCGCACAAAGCCGAGCTGTGGACACGTCGAACATGCGCCGGATAACAGCGCCGCTGCCCGTGCAGCCGCCGCCGCAGATGCCGCCCGATCTGCCGCAGCATTTAAAACTAAGCCCGGTTTTTATTTCGTCGCTGCCCGCCATGTCCACGGACGTTGACGGCATCACCCGCCAGTTTTACGGGAAAACCATCGTGCCTACACGGAGGTCGATCCTGCCATGAGCGCCAGCCGCACATTCCACTTTGATCGCTATATGCTGAGGCCGGTTGACGAGACCGATCGCACGTTTGCGATTAACTGGACGCTGGCCGATCCCGACCACAAGGATTTAACCGCGCCGGACTTCTGGCTGGAACAAACCGCGACCCGTGATAGTTACGTGCTTCTCGATGGCCAGGGGCGAGTCTTCTTTCTGAAGCTGCACCAGATGGATGCAAATTCGGTAGACATTCACATCCAATTTGCGCCCGAATACACACGCGATCAGGCGCTGAGAGTAGGGCGGGCGCTGATGGTGGGGCTGGACTGGCTAGAAGGGAAGCTGCGCGACCACGGGGTTAGTCATCTGGCTTTTGACAGTCACTCTCAGGGCCTGGTCTCGTTCGCGATGAAAAAACTAAATTTCTCGAAAACTAAAGATTTTAGGTTGGAGAAAGAAATCGGGGTCTGACTATGTGCGGCGCAGCTCCACAACAGACGCAGATCGAGCAGCAGCAGCAGCAGTTCATGTCTGAGGCTATGCAGGAACAGCAGACATCCTGGGGTCAGGATCAAGACATTCTCGCGCAGATGCGCTCCGTATATGCGCCGATCTTCGCCAAAGGGCCGGACCAGGAGGGATTCTCGCCGGAAGAAAAAGCCAACCTGAATACCCAGGTTACCGACCAGACCGCGCAGAACTACGGGCAGGCCGCGCAAGCGGTGGGCGAACAGCTGGCCGCGCAGGGCGGCGGAAACATCGCGATCCCGAGCGGGGCCACGGCGACGATCAAGGGAGAGCTGGCGTCTAGCGCCGCCAGCCAGGAGGCCAGCCAGCGGCTAGGGATTACGCAGTCGTCATACACGCAGGGCTATCAAAACTGGCTGAATGCGGCGCAGGGGATGAACACAACCGCGCAGATGGTAAGCCCGGTTAGCTTCTCCGGGGCGGCCACCAGCGCCGGGGGTGCGGCGGCTTCGACGGCAAACCAGATCGCGCAGGAAAACAACAGTTGGATCAATGCGGCGATCGGAGCGGCGGGCGAGATAGGAGGGATGGCCCTGGGGGGAGCCTAGCGCCGGGGAGCGGCGCTGATACAAGCGGTTATCAAGGGGTTTATCAAGCGACCCAAAATTCAGGCTCTGAATACATCTAAGGCGGGACTATGGCAGACGCAGACGCACCAGACATCGGAGTTGGACCCTCGACGGCGACACCGCCGCCGCCGCCGCCGCCAGCGGACAGCGGCACCAGCTCGCCGCCGCCGACCACTGGCAGCAATCCGCCCGCGCCGCCGAGCGATGCCATGATCGCGGCTTCGCACCCGGCAGCTAAGGCCGAGACGCAGGCATGGCAGACCGCGCAGGGTATCGCACCGGCAACCCCGAGCGCCGCGCCGGTCGTTCTCCAGCCGCTGAGACGCCACGGGATGCAAGGGGTCATAGACGAGGTAGGCAAGTTTCTGACCGGCACCCAGGGCGGGGAAGTCTACATCGACCAGGACGGCAACAAGTTCATTCAGCACCCGCCCATGACACATGCCCAACAATGGGCCAGGGTGGGCGCAGCAGCGCTCCAGGGCGCGGGGAGAGGGTTAGCAGCCGGTCAGGGGCCAGGAGGCCACGCAAGGGCCTTTGCAGCCTCAGTGCAGGGGGGAATAAACGACAGGCAGCAGGCGGATGCGCTGAAGGACGAGGAAGCAACGAAAACATGGCAGATGCAGCGGCAGGCCAAGATCGACAAGGCCACCATGCAGATTCAGCAAATGAAGATCGCGGAGATGAGTCTAGCGCACGATCGCCAAGGCTTCGAGTTCACCGCCGAGAAAGAGAAATTCGCGGATGAACAGCAGGACCGTTACAAGGCGATGGGCGGCCATCCGCTTCCCGGTTTCTACACAAGCGACGACTGGCACACGCTGAAAGACGTAGCGCCGAACGTTTTAAAAATGCACGCACAGAATGCCAACATCATGCCGGTTCACACCGCGCAAGGGGTGCAGTTCTGGGAAGTCCCGCCCGATCGCCTGGACGCGCCACTGCCCGCAGGCACCACCGGCAGGCAATGGGTTCAAGACGATTCCAAAGAGGGCGGGCACACGGTTAACGTGCCGATGGCCGAGGGCTCCACAGAACGCGATCTGGAAATGGTCAACAACAAATGGACTCTTGACTCAGGCGCGGCGCTGGCAAGACGCGAGCAGATAGCGAAGACCACCACAGCCGAGGAACAGGCCAGAGTAGCGGGGAGGATCGCAGACCTGGACGTGAAGACCAAGAACGCGACACTTGGGAACATACAGGCCGAAACGAATCTGCGGAACGCGGAGGCCGAAGAGAAGCGGGCGGGCGCGAAGATAGAGGCCACGCCGGACGCGACCGGGTTCAAGCCGGACGTTGAAGGCATGGGCGGAATCAAGGAATACAACAAGAAGCTGAATGCGTTCAAGAGAAATTTTGACGGGTTAGCTGCGACGGAAGCGGCCACCTACCAGTTTCAGGACACGCTTAACAATCTCTCGCAAGGCAAGCCCATGACCGGCGCGGAATCGGTCACCGGGTTATTCAACGCGATCGGCCTAAGCGTAGCGCCGGTTAAGGGCATGGGTGGATCGGTGCGAATCACAAAGAACATGATCGAACAGCATGAGCAGGCGCGAGGCTGGCTGGACGATTTACGGCAGAAATTGCTCGAAGCCAAAGAGGGCGATGTAATCACGCCGGACCAGATCAGGGGCTATGCGCGAATCGCTTTAAATTCCCGCCGCACGCTGTTTGTGAACACCGTCAACGAAATGCACAACATGGGACTGTCCGCAGATGCGGCGCTGCCCGTGGGCAATGGCAAGGCGCTAGATCACAACACCGCACAAATCTTCTTCGATGTCTCAGGGGGCGATCCCAAGAAAGCACAGGCCGCAGCAGAAGCTAAGGGGTGGCAAGTTCCACAAGTTTCACAAGTCACAAAATAGAAAGGTTTTGAAATGGGCACGACCATTTTCGATCAGATGGCGGCAGGACAGGCACCGGGCGGGGATGCGCCGCCGCCAGCTGCGCCGCCCGCCGCCGCAGCTCCCCCGCGAGCTGGAGGGGGAACCATCTTCGATCAGATGGCGGCAGGGCAAACGTCAACAACAGGCGCAGCAGGACCAGGCGGCACCGGCACGGGCACAATGCAGCCGGTTAAACCAGTGCCGCAGGGCCTGCCCGAACAGATCCTAGACACGATGGGGGGAATGGGCGGGCCAGAGGGGTACACAACGAGAACCGTGGCGGGCATGATACGCGGCGGGATAGGGACTGCCGCGAGCCTTGGCGATCTGGCAGTTAGAGGGGTGACAGGCGAAGCGCCGGACGAGAGGCATTTTAGATTTTTAGATCGTATGAAGGCGATAGCTGAGGGTGGATCTACACCGGACGAGAAGGCCGGAAAGGTGATGGAGGGCCTAGCCGAATTTGCGACAGGCGACGCAGCTTTGAAAGAGCTTTCCTATGCTGAAAGATTGCAGAAGGTTTTACCTTTTTTAAAAACTGTGGAAGGCGATACTTCCTTGATGAATGCGCTGCGAAGGGGCATTGTCGCGGGCACCGAGGGGGCGACAGTTGGCGGAGGGGTGACAACAGCGCAGACCGGCGATCCGGTAAAGGGCTTGGAAGGCGCGGCGATCGGCGGCACGTTGGGCGCAGTGCCCGAGCTGCCGGGTGTGGTGCGTGCCGCAGGCCGCACAGGTCGCGAGCTGTGGACCGGAGCGACCGCGCAGCAGGGCGTGCAAGAGGATCTGATGCAGGGAATACGCGGCATCCTCAAAGGCGCTGCGGGCGATCGCAACGTCCCACTGCCGGATGACATCCCCTCGATCCGCGACGTATCTGAGCACTTGTCGAATGCGCTGCGCCAGCCCGCGGCGGTTGGACAGACGACCGCAGAAGCGGCGGCGGAAGCGCAAAACAATCTGCAAAAGGGAATCCGCGACGTGATCCGCAAGTCCGGCGAGGACATGAATCTAAAAGTGGAGGAACCCCAATCCATCCGCGATGCAGCTTTGAAACTGTCAGATTCGCTGGAGGACAAAGCGAAGGGGACTTATCAACAACTCGATGAGGCGCTAGGTGGCCGGCGCTTTCAGACCTATAGCGAAAAAATTAAAAATATAAATAATGCGCTGCGGAACGTCACCGGCACAGATCCCGAGGAAGAGGGCCGCCTGGTAGAGCGGCTGAATGCCGAGCAAGCCTCGATGGAACAGGCGATCAAAGAGCTGCGCGGGAAAGGCTTAGATCCCGACCTAATCAAAGAGGCGAATAACCTCTATCGCCAACACAAAGGTGTAGAGGAACTTTCGAACCACATCCGCAAGACCACGCAGGGCCTGCGTCCCGAGCTGCGGCAGGCAGGCGAGCCAGCCACGCCAGAGACCGTGCATCCAGGGCGGCTAGAAGCCCGCGTGAATGCGATGTATGACAGCGGGAGATTGCAGTCCGCGCTTGGCGAAGGGCACGCGCAAGACTTGCTCCGCCATGTGGACCGCGCCCAAGTTGCCACGCCGAAAACTCCCGAAGCCCTACGCCAACAGAGCGATGCGCTGGACGAATTGACAGCGGTAATCCGGAACAACACCGATGGGATGCGCCCGCAGGACGTGACGCCGGGAAGAGTAGGCACACCCGAAAGCCTGAAGATCCAACAGCTGTTCGATCATCTGCACGACATGCACGATGATGAACGTTTGCAGGAAGCCCTTGGCCCTGGCCGCGCCCGCGATCTGTTGAACGAAGTAGACGCGGCAAAGATCCAATCTGACAACATCGTGCGCCGTACTAACCGCATCAAGACGGGCGTAAAGGTGGGCGCAGGTTTGACAGGTGTTGGGTTAGCAGCAGGCTATAGAACGGCAGAGCACTTGCTGGAAGGTAGGTACTACAACCGATGAGCGAAGAAATCAAAAACGGCGAAGCGCCGAGCGTAGTCATTCCCGTTGAACACCAGTCCGCACCGAAAGAACACTGGATGAACGACGAGCTACGCAAGGCGGCGGAGGACATCGACAAGGGCGGGTTCACCCCACAACTAAAAGACGACGATTACTTTTACATCGGTCCTGAGCAGCTGCTTTGGCAGCATCCGCGTGTGACTGAGGCTTTAGAAAAATTAAAAGATGAAGTTCAAGAATCTAGAAATTCTCAGGAATTTATAGAAAAGAGCCTGATGCTCCATGAGCTGAATACGATGGCCACGCGCAAAGACCAATGGGACGGCCAGGGGCGCTGGATCGGCAAAGAGAATGAAGACGAGCGTTACGGCGAGCTGCTAACCCCCGCGCAGTTCATAGCGCGATTGGAGAAGATCATCGGTCACGGGCGCGTCGAGCTGTACCGTTACGCCATCATGGGGCGCGTGGCCGTGCTCATCGAGAACCCCAACAAATCGGATCTGATCCTGCCAGGGCCATACCACACGCAAGATAAAAAACTGCAAGTCGCCACGCTGCAATTCCCCGTGGGCACCGAATGGATGATGATGCGATTCACCGAATACGGAGTGCCGAAGTATGCAAAATATCTGGGCTGGCGCACGGCGCTTCTCGCGATGATTACGCAAGGCGTCATCACCGAGACCGAGGCGCACAAGGCATTTCCCGTGAACGAGCGCAGCGCCTCGAAGTGGTATCTTCAACAGCTCTACGATCTACGGAACAACAGGGGGAACGCATGAGCTTTGACCAGTATGACCAGGAGACGCTATCGGTTATCTGTCCGGTTTGCTCTGCCTCAGTGAGCGGGCTTTGTCTGCAACACAAGCGCGGCGGCGGGATGGAATATCTCGAAACGCCGCACGAAGAACGGGTGCTAAAAGGCCACGGCAAGAGCGGGGGGGCCGAGCAGCAGTGACCCTCGATCAATTCCAACGCGCTCAGTTGTTCGGCTTCGCCTACCAGCAGGCCCTACACACCGGCAGCATCGCGGCGATGAAAGCGGTGGCCTATGTCATCCGCAACCGGGTTGTGGGCGGCTGGCATGACGGGAGCTGGATCGACGCGATACAGCGGGCGGGCGACGTGAGCGGCAATGAGCCGACCGCCGCGCCGCTGTTCGACTGCTACAGCCAAACGTTTCAGATACTGGCGCGATCGATCGACGACATTTATTTTGGCCAAGCCGACGAGATAGGGCGGATCGTGGACAAGGCCCTGTACTACCAGTTCATAGACCAGCCCATGCGCCAGTGGTTCACAGATAACGTGCTGCGTGCGGAAGTCGCACACAAGCGCCGAGCGATTATCGGTTCCATGATGGTGTACGACTGAGAGGCATGAATGGCCACGCCGAACATCACGCTAACTTGCACCTTGCAGGATATAAACGGCAATGCCGTGCAGCAGGGCACGGTCACGATTGTGTTGTTTGGCTTCGGCGCTGTCCTGCCAATGATCGAGGGCACATCGATGCTCGCAAAGGTGGGGCCGATCGCGTATTCGCTCGCAGATGGGACTTTCGACACTGGCTTGTTGTTGTGGGGTAACGATCAGATCACGCCGCTGAATCAGACCTTTTACTGCATCACCATAGAGGACAACAAAAAGAACATCGTGCAATCGGGAATCTACCAGTTCACCGGCACGCAAACTATAGATCTAAGCAACGCGCAACAGGTGGCCCCAGGCATCGGAGTACCGCCGCTTCAGTTCGTGACGGCGGATATTTGGATCATCCTTCCGGGGCTGACTCAGCAGCAGAAGGCCGACATCAACGACCTGATTGTGAAGCTGACCGAGCTTGGCTTCGTGAAGCCAACCCGCCCCAAGCCAATGCCGCCGATCGCGTCCATGCCCACAGGCTATAAAGCGCTCTCAGCGCCGCCAGGGAACGTCTACACGCTCACACGCCAGCCCTATAACGGCCAGATCATAGGGCTTTTCTACAACGGCACGCTGTTGCTCAACCCGCTGCACTACAGCTTGAGCGGCCAAACCATCACGCTGACATTCGACACCGCCATAGGTGACAACCTCTGCGCGTCGTACGTCGCCACATCGTTGAACTAAGGCCCTGAAATGACGATCCCCATTGTCCCGGTTCTGCCGTACATGACCACCGATGGCGGGGTTGTTGTTTCGCCAGGGCCGATCTTCAGTCTGAGCCAGTCACCCCAACAGGGGGGGTTTTTCTGGTTTTTCGTCAACGGCATATTTCAAATCCCTGTACTTCATTTCACGCTCTCGCAACGCACCATAAGCCTCAATTACCAGCTGGAAATCGGGGATAATGCGTATGCGATATACCAGGCAGTTACTCTTAATACTTAGTTTTTTTAGTTTTGGGTGTTTTAGTTTTTCGCAGAATCAGATCAACCCAGGGAATCAGATCCGCTGGCCGGTCCCGAGCTGCCTGTCCACCAGCGCCGCGTATGTACCAGGCGCGAACAACTGCCAGAATATCGGCTCGCTTCCTTCATCGGCTATCGTGTGGCCGATCCCGAGCTGCCAGCAGCCAATGGGCGTCTACAACCCGGCAGCCAACGCCTGCGTGCGATTCGATCAGATCCCGCCCGCGAATGTGGTGTGGCCGCCAAACTGCACGCCGGGGATGGTGTACTCACCGGGCACAAACACTTGCGTGGCGCAGGGCGGCACCGCGAACAATCCAGCGGGGCAGCTCTATGACTTGCAGATGAACGGCGGTTCAAACTTTGCCGTGTCATCTCCGAACAGGATCTACACCGACGCGGCGGGCGACATCATCGGGCAAGCCGGATGGATGACGCCGTTACCCAAGGTGAACGTGCAGAATCCGATGTTCGCAGGCGGCGCAGATCCTCTGGGGGTCAGGCCATCGGCGGCGGCCATCAATGCGGCGATCGCCTATTCAATCGCGAATCCGCAGGGGCACGGAAACCCGGCTATCTGGGTTCCCGCAGGCACTTACTATCTCGAAGCGCCGCTAAGAATGAACTGCAACTTGCACTTGATTGGCGATGGAGAGGGCGCATCGCTTCTCTACGTGGGAACAACCGCAGGCGTGAACTATGACGGGGTAGTTGTATCAGGCGGGGTAGGGCCGCAGCCGAATCAATGGTCGTGCCAAGGGTCAATCGAAAACATAACGATCCATGCCCCAGGCGGACATTTCTCGTCCGGCACGCTCTTAGAACTACTCAACGCGGTGGGCTTCACCGTGTTTAAAGTTCGCGGAAGCAACGGCAACCGGGGACTGGCAACGGCAGGGAACACAGAGCGGCTAAGAGTAATCGCGACGGAATGGGACACAAACAGATGGTCAGTCGTCGGACCAGGGAATGAGAATCGCTTCCTTGACACGTCCGTAGCTTCGCCAGGGCAGGACGCTAACGGTTATTGCTACTCCGTTCGCAATTGCCCGAACGGTGTTTACCCGAGTGCCAACTGGGTGACGCCGCAAACCGTGGCGGCGATGACAGCCAACGGCACCACGCTAAGCCTCGTCATCAACGGGGGAAACAACGGGCCATCAAATAATGGAATCTCGCCGCAGGTAGTAGGGCATTGGTTCCAGCTAGGCGGCGCGACGAATAACCCGGCGCTGAATGGCTTCTATCAAATTACCGGACTTACCAACACCACGCCGACCGGCACGCAATACACGGTGACCGCAGCTACAACGATCACTGACACCGAGACGCCGAGCAGTCTTACCTTTGCACCCACACTTCTGCCTGAGTATTGGGGCGCGGCGCTGACCGTGGGCGGCGACACCTTCCAGGTGCAGGGCGGCTCGCTTAAATCGCTGTGGTACAGCCCTTGCGTCTATATCACGAATCACCAGGGCGGTTTAATCGAGGATCTATATTGCGAGGGCTATCCCATAAACAACCGTATCCCGGTAAATCCGGCGCTCATGGATGTGGGTTACCCCTGGTGGACGACTTTAACCGGGACGATCACCGGCACCGCGCCGACCGCAACCGCGCCCGTGGCCAGTACAGCCTATGCGTTCCCGTACATCAACGATCCCGCCGACATTCCATCGAACACGCAGGGCGGCCTCTACTACATCGAGCCAGCGGACTTTTTAGTTAACAGCAGCGCCCCATCTACGGCAGTCCCGAGCATTACCCGTGGGAGTTATGAGCTGGCGCTGGTGGTCTTCTCTGGCACTACGCAGCAAGTGATGATTAGAGCACGCAACCAGGCAGGCAGCACGGTAACAAACACTGCATGGCCCGCTGGCTCGATCATCGCGATGCAGCCGCAGGGCAGCTATGGGCCGGTCACGATCAAGAGCTGGCACCCCTCATCGCTTGGACCTCCGGGAACGGGCTGGGCAAGCTACTGCGTGGACGGTACTAACTACACTTGTGGGACGTTTCTCATGGGGCCGATCCCGAATGGCTACTCAACCTGGACGCGAGCCCAAAAAGCGCAGGCTAACTCGACCTCACTATTTGAAGGTATGCAGTATTGGGGACCGACTAACCCGGAGATATACGGTCAGGATTACATCAAAGTGTTCGGGAGTGCCATCCTGGGGGTTAATAACACTGCGGGCACAACCGCCGCAGAAACAACCAGCGTAGCTAACGGGCAAATTCTCAACACCGGATCGCCGCATGTCTTCGCGGTGCAGTATCCGCTCGACAGCTCCTATGCACAGGTGACCTATATTGACCCATCGAACGATACCGCGATGGCGAGCAGCACGACGAACTATTGGAGCTTGTACAACAACACAAGCCCGGACCCGCTGACCGGCGATTATATGGGCCATCAGTACCTCTCGCAGCATTGCTTCTATGACATGGGCTCAGGGCACACCCTCACGCGGGTTTGCTTGAGAGGATCGCCAGCCAATACAGGGGTTAACGCCGGACTTAGTTTTGAATCGTGGAACGCTGCCGTATCGCAGTGGCAAGCAAGTTTTCAAGCCAGCGGTAACAACGCCGTGCAGTTCGTCAGCTATAACACCGGCACGGGGGCGCAGGGTTCACGCATGGGGAATAGAAACGGGCTGGCCGCAACCGCAGCGGGCACCTTCAACGGTCCTCCAGGCTGGTACGACTATTTCGCGTGGTGGAACGGCACCACGACCAACAGCACCGGATGCGGCTGGTCTACCTCATCGAACACCGCCGCAGGCGTGCAGCCGACCAAGATAAACGAGACTTGGCGGTGTGACGGCGGCACGCCGTTAAGCCTGCCCGTTCACACGACCTACACGCTGCCTGCCGGATCGGATATTGACCTCAGCGGATTCAATGGCGGATTCCATCCGCCGAATCAGGGGCGGGCGACTCTTGTAGCAGGCACGGTGACAGTTAGCACCACCGCCGCCGCCGCGATGACCAGCACCCTAACGTACACGCTCACCAACTGCCAAGCAGGAGGGACGTTAGGAATCCTTTCCGTGGGCACGATCACACCGGGGACCAGCTTCGTTATCAATTCGAGCAACAACGCCGACACCTCGATTGTGTGTTGGTGGATTCACTAAAGGGGGAGTGTCATGGCAGCAGAGGTAACGGGCGCGAAGGGCTGGATTAAGACCCTCATCATCGGCGGTGTTGGTGGGGGGATTGCTGGAGCATTCGCCGCCGCAATGGACCCCTCGAAGTATCAATTCCCGCGTGACTTCGGATCTGGCAAGCTCTGGAAGTTCTTTGCGCAAGGGGCGCTGATGACGGTGGGGGCGCTGTGCCTCAAATCACCCTGGGGCCGCCAGGTGGTAGGCAGCTTTAAAAGCACCCAAGCGGAATTGCAGGAGAGCCAGGACACCATCGCAGAAACTAAAGCCGATCTAAAAAACTCCGTGCAAAAGGGGAAGCCATGAACCGGCAGTACACGGCGGATCTCGTCAGGCGGCATGAGGGCATCCGCTATGTCGTCTACAACGACACGGGCGGCAACCCAACGGTGGGCATTGGGCGCTTGTTGGCGCTACGCGACAAGGACGACAAGCTCTTTGAAGTACCCGGCATTCGCCGCCGCTTCATCGCCCTGGGTCTCGATTTAGATAACGTGCTGGCGGGCCTGGTCAGACTGACAGACGTTCACATTGAAGCGCTGTTTGAGGTAGACCTCAACGATGCGATCGCGCTTGCACCGGGAATTGTGGGCAATTTCGACGAGCACCCGGACGAGATACAAGCCGTGATCGTTGACATGATCTATAACCTGGGGCCAACCAAATTGTCTAAGTTTGTCGATACCATCGCGGCATTCGAGCGCAAGGACTACCCCGCCGCCGCCGATGCGATGGAAGACTCAGCATGGGCAAAGATCCAAGTCCCGAACCGGGCCAAGGACGATATAGCGATCGTGCGATCGCAAATTAAGGAGACTTAAACATGAGAAAGCTAGCGTTTTTAGTTTTTAGTTTAGTGTGTGCGACGGCGGCGGCGCAGGTTCAAGCGCCGAATAACCTGCTCTACACCTTTCCAGCGGTGACCGCCGCCGTGCCGCTTATCCCTTTGCAGTTTTCGAACGTCGCAGCCCGTCCGCAAAATTACACGATCGACGCCAGCGTGAACGGGACCGCGCCAACCGCTTGCACGTTCCGCGTGGAGGGCAGCTCCGATAACAGCACATGGTATGGGCTGGACGTGACTTCACCGGCAACCAACAGCTGCACAACCGCGTACATGGAGCATATCGTCTCGAAACCTGTGCTCTATCTAAGAATCAACTTAGTCAGCTACACGGCGGGCGACGGCACAACCAGGGTGATTTTCCATTACACCGGGAAACAGTGATATGAAACGGATCTTAGCTTTAGTTTTGCTGT